AGGCCTACGTCGAGAAGCAGCGCAAGAAGCTGCCCGAGCGCAGCGAGCTGCAGAACGAGATCGACACCATCGCGTCGCTGATCGACGCGACGATCTACAAGCTCCGTTTCCTGTCCTGAGGAGGCCCAGATGGCCGGCGTCAGCTACCCCTACCGCTACCAGTACGAGACCGTCGCGGTCTCGCAGTCGAACCAGGTTCTCGGCGGCACGGGCGCTGCGGGCGACTACCTGCACCGCATCGTCGTCGCCGTCGCGACCGCCGCGACCTCGACGGTCTCGGTGATCGACGGCTCGACCACGATCCTGTCGATCCCCGCCAACACGCCGGTCGGCGTCTACGACGTGGACATCGAGGCGGCGGCGGTGACCGGCTCGTGGAAGATCACGACCGGCGCGGGCGTCACCGTCCTCGCGGTCGGCATCTTCTCGGCGTGATGCCATGAACAAGGCTGGCCTCTACGCCAACATCCTCGCCAAGCAGGAGCGGATCAAGGCCGGCTCCGGCGAGAGGATGAAGCGCCCCGGCGAGAAGGGCAGGCCGAGCGAGGCCGACTTCAAGCAGGCCGCGAAGACCGCGAAGCCGGAGAACAAGCGATGAGCAGCCCAGCTTGGCAGCGAAAGGAAGGCCAGAACCCCAAGGGCGGGCTCAACGAGAAGGGCCGCGCCTCGTACAAGGCCGAGACCGGCGGCACGCTCAAGGCTCCCGTGAAGTCCGGCGACAACCCGCGCCGCGCCTCGTTCCTCGCTCGTATGGGCAACATGCCCGGCCCGATGGAGAAGAACGGCAAGCCGACCCGCCTCGCCCTAGCCCTGCGCGCATGGGGCGCGTCGAGCAAGGAAGACGCCAAGTCCAAGGCCCGCGCCATCAGCGCGCGCAACAAGGAGTGATGCCGATGCCGCCCATGAGCCGCGAGCAGATGGACGAGTACGACAGAATCGTCATGGGCATGCCGGCGCGGCAGCCGGTTTTGCCTTCCGCATCCTACACGCCGCCGATGGACCCGATGGACCCGATGCTGCGCCCCGAAGGCACCGCCGGAGGCCCGGTGCGGTCCTACTCGCTCGACGATATCCGCCGCTTCCTTGGCTTCGGTAACCGCCCGGCGATGTCGCCCGCCGAGGCCGCGGACGCCGCGCAGATGTACGAGCGACTGCCCAACCCCGCCCTGCCCCCGACGCCGCCCGGCGGCTACGACGCCCCGTCGCCGTCGATCCCGTACATGCCCTCGACCGACCCGCGCGGCGCTGCGGCCCCGATCCCGCCGCCGCCGGCCCCGCGCGCTGCCCGGCCTCGTCCGCGCCTTCCGGTCATGCAAGGCGTCCCGAGCGAGGCAGACCTGCAGTTCCAGCCCGCACGCATCGACACGTTCGGTGGCCTGTCGCCCGTGGACATGGCGGCGATGGGACAGGCTGCGCCGGCGCTAGCGCCGCAAATCCAGCCAGGAGAGGCTTCTGCAGTCCCGCTGCGTCTGAACCCTCAGCAGCTCGCGCGTGCCGTCCAGCGTTATGGCCGCATGGAGATGGACCCGAATTCCTTCGCCAATCGTTTCAGACGGACCCAGACCGGCGGATGATCACCATCGCCACCGTCCTGCGCTCCGGCGGCGAGTACGAGCCCCGGCACGTCGTCGCGCTCCGCGACATGTGTCGGCGGTTCGTTCCCATGCACCGCTTCATCTGCCTGACAGACAAGCCCAACGCGCTGCCGCTGGAGACGATCGAGCTTCTCCACGATTGGCCGGGCTGGTGGTCGAAGATGGAGATCTTCCGGCTGCGCGGGCCGGTGCTGTACCTCGACCTCGACACCGTGATCGTGCGGGACATCTCGCCGGTCATCGAGCTGGCTGGCGACGACGAGTTCGTCATTCTGCGCGACTTCTACCGGGGCCGGATGAACAAGGCCGCGATGCAGTCGAGCATGATGCTGTGGTCGGGCGACATGAGCCGCCTCTACCGCGCCTTTCGCGAGGACCCGCGCTTCTACCTCGGCGGCGACCAGGAGTGGCTCGAGCAGCACCTCGACATCGCGCCTGCGTACTGGCAGGACATCTGCCCGCGTTCGATCAGCAGCTTCAAGGCCAGCCCGCGCTCGGCCTCGGAGCGCATCATCATCTTCCACGGCCACCCGCGCCCGTGGGAACAGGACGAGGTCAAGTATGCAGCGGCGTGAAGGCTGGCATGTCCCTGACGCCGATCAGGTGGCGCTGGAGATCATCCTCGCGGAGGTTGGCGACCTCGACACCGACATCCTGCCGCTGACCTCGGGCCGTCGCACGGTCGTGCAGGCGGGCGGCAACATCGGCATTTGGCCGGTCGCGCTGGCCGGGCATTTCGACAAGGTGCTGACGGTCGAGCCCGACGAGGAGAACCACGCGGCGCTGCTGCTGAACCTCGACGAGCGGCTCAAGGGCGCCGACCGGGCGAAGGTCTCGGCCTATCGCGGCGCGTTCGGCGCGTCCGCCGGCACGGGCGCGATGGACAGGTTCGACCGCCACAACATCGGCGCGCATCGCGTGAAGAACGGCGCCGAGTTCTCGATCATGCGGATCGACAGCTTCGGCATCGACGACTGCGACCTCCTCTGCCTCGACGTCGAGGGCTACGAGCATTTCGCGGTGCAGGGCGCGAAGGAGACCATCTTCCGCTCCTGGCCGACCATCGTGCTCGAGTTGAAGGGCCTTGGCGAGCGGTACGGCGCGACAGACGTTGACACCATCACCATGCTGGCCGATTGGGGCTACATGATCGCGGGCCATGTCCACCGCGACGTCATCTTCCGAAGGAGGCCGTGATGGACGTCCAGCCAACCGGCGTGCAGAAGTTCCTGCAGGCGATCTCGACCTACGAGACCGAATTCACCCGCTGGGAGAAGCGCGCGACGAAGATCATCAAGCGGTATCGCGACGACACGCGCACGCAGTCGGGCAACGAGACGGTCAAGTTTAACATCCTCTGGTCGAACGTCCAGACGCTGATCCCGGCGGTCTACGCCAAGCTGCCGAAGGCCTCGGCCAAGCGGCGCTTCGGTGACCGCGACCAAATCGGGCGCGTGGCGGCGCAGCTGATCGAGCGCGCGCTGGACTACGAGATCGAGCATTACCCCGACTTCCGCGCCACGATGAAATACGCGGTCGAGGACCGCTTCCTCGGCGGGCGCGGCGTCGCGTGGGTCCGCTACGAGCCGCACGTGCGCGCGCAGGAATTGGCGCTGCCCGAGGATGGCGCGCAGGTCACCGAGGACGTTGACGAGGACGGCAACCTCCCCGAGGGCGCGGAGATGCCCGAGGAGATCGAGTACGAGTGCGCCCCGGTGGACTACGTCCATTGGAAGGACTTCGGCCACAGCAGCGCCAGGACATGGGAAGAGGTCACGCAGGTCTGGCGTTGGGTCTACATGACCCGCGAGGCGCTGGTGGAGCGCTTCGGCGAGGACATGGGCCGCAAGATCCCGCTCGACAGCGGCCCCGACAACCTCGACGGCCCCAACCGCAAGCGCGAAGGCACGCGCGCGAAGATCTGCGAGCTCTGGTGCAAGGAGACCCAGAAGGTCTACTGGCTGCACAAGGGCATGGGTCAGTTCGTGGACGAGCGCGACGACCCGCTCGGGCTGGAAGGGTTCTATCCCTGCCCCAAGCCGCTCTACGCGACCACGACCTCGGACAGCCTCGTCCCGGTGCCGGACTTCCTGCTCTATCAGGATCAGGCCAACGAACTCGACATCCTCTCCGACCGCATCGACGGGCTGGTCAAGGCGCTGCGGATGCGCGGCGTCTACGATGCCTCGCAACCCGCGCTCCAGCGCCTCCTGACCGAGGGCGACAACAACACGCTCATCCCGGTCGACAAATGGATGGCGTTCGGTGAGAAGGGCGGGCTGAAGGGCAGCATCGACCTCCTGCCACTCGACACCCTCGCGCAGGCGCTGATCCAGTGCTACGGCGCGCGCGAGCAGATCAAGTCGCAGATCTACGAGATCACCGGCATCTCCGACATCATCCGAGGCCAGACCGCCGCGAGCGAGACGGCCACGGCGCAACAGATCAAGGGCCAGTACGCCGGCCTGCGGTTGCGGTCGATGCAGGAAGAGGTCGCGCTGTTCGCCTCCGAACTGATCCGGCTAAAGGCGCAGATCATCGCGACCAAGTTCCAGCCGCAGACGATCCTCGCCTACGCCGCCGCGCAGCAGATGTCGCCCGAGGACCAGCAGCTGATCCCCCAGGCGCTGCAGGTGCTGGCCGACAAGCCGCTGCGGAACTTCCGCATCGAGGTCGCGTCCGACAGCCTCGTCCAGATCGACGAGCAGCAGAACAAGCAGGACCGGCTGGAGTTCGTGCAGGCCTATGGCGGCTTCCTCGAGCGCGCGCTGCCGGTCGTGCAGCAGGCCCCGCAGGCCGCCGGCATCGTCATCGAGCTGATGAAGTACGGCATCGGCGCGTTCAAGCAGGCCGAACCGCTGGAAGGCACCCTCGATCGGATGCTGGAGGAGATCACCGCCCAGCAGCAGGCGCAGGCCGCCGCGCCGCCGCAGCCCGATCCCGAGCAGATGAAGGCGCAGGCCGACACCGCCATCGCGCAGCAGAAGGCGCAGTTCGACGCCCAGATGATGCAGGCCAAGCTGCAGGCCGACATGCAGATCGAGCAGATGAAGGCGCAGGCCGCGGCCGCGCTTGAAGAGCAGCGCCAGCG